TCGTAATCGTCAACAGTCCGGTCGGGTTCGTTTCCGTAATGGTGACAACATTCGCCGAAGGGTTTGCCACGGTAAAAACAGAATGGCTGTTGATGGCGGTGTAGATATTGTCCGCTGTCACATCGTTTGACGTATTCGGGCGCCATCCTGTTGCCGCCGATGGTGATGATCCGCCAGCTGCTTCCGATGTAAACGTGTAGGCTGTGCCGTCCGCGATCGTAATGGTAATCGTGGTTCCGGTAGCAATGTTACCGTAATCCGTGACAGTGATCGTGCCGTTTTCACGCACGTTCTTATTGTCACGCTGGGCGCACACAAACACTTCTTCGTTCAGCGTTGTCGCGCTGATAAACTTTCCTGTCGTTTGCCACGGATACCAGCCCGATATCTTTTCAGATCGGATAGAATGAAAAACAGAAACCGATCCCGCTGTGTCTTCATTGACAACCAGAGCAAACTGTTCCGGCCCTGCCGAATGCCCATAAAGAATCGTTAGATCCTTGGCGCTGGTGATCATAGAGTTCGAGATCAAGCTGACCGCATCAGCCGTATAGGCTTGCTGCGTATCGCTAAAGATCATCTCACGAACGACCTTGCGGGTGTCCTGAACAAAGATCGTTGCGCCGTCGAGGTTCTTCGGCGTTACGTCTGAGCAACCATACGGAACCTGAGCGCGGAATATAAAGTTGGTCGGACTTACCGGACTTGAATCAGACTCGACAATGTAGCCAGCTGCTTGGTCTGTAAAAAGTTGAAGGTGGCGACCCGAATGCAGATGACGGATTTCATTGATCAGGCTTGAACCGATATCGACCTGAATACTCTCACTCGCCAATGCCGTGCCGACATTAAAATTAAAATAAGCACCAGACTTGGATGACCACAAATTCGAGGAAAGATCACGCGATCCGCCAAACCAAAGACGCTGTTGGTGGAAAGCCACACTACGGGCATAGCCCTTGGCTACAGAAAAGACGTTCTCATCCCAGTCCACAGTAGCGTCTGTATTGGCTAAGGTTTCCCGTACAGTGCCCGTAACGACTGTGGCGCTGGTGTACCCCGTGACATCGACTTCCTTCGGTGTATCGCCAATACGGACGATAGAACCCACATGGTCACTGGTCCAATAATCCGCGCTTGTTGTCAGCGTAATGCCGGTGCCGCTGGTAGCTGATGGCTGGATCGTCATGCCCGGATCAGCAAATTTGTAAAAAGGCTCGTACCGGGGGTAGCCGCTTGAATGAGCCTCGAAAGCAAAATCGGCAATAGTAAATGTCGAAGCCCCTGTTCGCAGCAGCTTCTTCATATGAAAATCTTTATGCGTAATAATCGTCGTGTCGCCGTTTGTATCGAGCCGCATCTCCCACATGGTTGTCGCTGTCCATGGCTGAGAGGTCAGATTGGTAACGGCAGCACCATCTTCATCAAAAATATCAAGGCGCGTATTGCTGAATGCAAAGATGTACAGTTGTGTTTCGTTAAATTGCATACGCTCAAGGCGGGAAGTGCCTTGCAATGTCGCAAGATAATCCGTCCCTGGCCGGCGGCGCACACCACCCTGAACCAAAGGTGCAGAGTTCAACAGCGTTTCCGCGCCGTTCCGATACACAGTCGTATCCTCACGGCCCATCATGCGAGGGTCTAATTCGCCGGAAGAAAAGTTTGTCTGAAGTGTCCGAAGCGCGCCCAAGGGCTACCTCCGAACATTTATAATGCGGGACGTCGAGATCGACGGAATCGTGTCATTCTGTGCATCGATGTTGCGCGCCTTACGCATTTGCGTATCTGCCCGATCCGCCCATGCGCCCGCAATATCCGGCTTTTGAATAACCGAAAGAGCAAAGATCGAAGCCAGCCGCATCTGCACAGCCATCCGAAAGTACGGCGGCCATGAGGCTTCCGTAACACGATAGATATAATTTAAGAAAACACTGTCAGTTGCCCCGGCATTACAGAAAATCTTATCGCCATACACTTCATATGTAATGTTTACATCACTGACCGTGACACGGCGTATGGTCAGCGAGTCCGTCGGAATTTGATAAGCAGCATCCCAAATTGTATCGGGCGCCGTTGATAAGCGCGATAACGCATCAGATTGTTTTACGGCAAAACGCCACGGATAAGAACTCAGAGAGTCCTCAACAACCTCGTCGTAAATATTGTTGGCAACAACCGCCCCGGCGTCGTCGTCATCAAACGACGAAATCGGCGACGAGCCGATAAGAACGAGCGCATTAGACGCAATCGAAACATCACTATCGGCTATGCCAGGCATACGCTACTCCAATGGGAGGGGAGGGGCCGAAGCCCACTCCCAACCCGGCGCGGGATTAGTCGCCGTCAGTCTCAACAATGGCGGTGCCATCGCTGACGTCGACAACATTCGAAGCTGAGATCGACAACACATTCACGAAATTCGTCGTGGGCGTGTTGGTATCGCAGACGATGATGACGTCCCGTACGTTCAGACGCTCGGCATAATCGTTAAAATAGGCCGAACTGTTACAGGTGGCGATCGAATCCGTTGTCGAATACTGCCACAAGGTGAAGCCATTGCCGGTAGCCAATGGCGTCATATTGGTCGCTGAAAAAGCCATGCTCAGTCCTCCTCAAGCGCTGTTGTAAAGGACTTCGATGCACGCCGTGTCATCGATCATGCACGCGCCATGCGACATGTTCGCTGATACAAGCGTAGAAGCCTTTGTGGGAACCCAATCCATCGACAGAGAGAAGTCTGCACCGATGGCGTGACCCAAAGCGGACTGATGATAGAAGAACGCCTTGGCATCGTTCGAGCCGTCCACGGGCAGGTTCTCATGCGGGAACCACTTCATGCCCAACCAATCCTTGGCGGTCACACCCTCAAACCAGATGTTGGTCTGACCGATGTAATCGGAGTTGGAGAACTCGTCGATGTCGAGAAGATCACCCCACTGAGCCCAAGGTACGACGGCGTAAACCTGACCGTCGAAAGGCACGGATGCGTTACCGAGAGCCTCCATGATGGCAATGGCGGAGCTGGCTGCCGACCAGGTGGCGGCCGATCCGACATTGTTGGAGTTCGCGGACGTATCCATTGCGGTGGTGATGATTTCATCCGTGTCACGGCCCATTGCCGCAGCAATGTTCTTGGACTGTGCACCTCGCTCGTCGTGCTGAATCTTCAGCTCATCGAGTTTGTCCACGTACACACCGGAATAGCGGTCTTGAAGCGTGCATTCCACTGGTGCGTGGGAGATGTGGGTTACGGGAATATCACCTTCGCGTGATTTGCTGCCGACTGTGGCATTGCCAATCACTTGGAAGGTCGTGGATTGACCAACCACACCCGTCTTGGTGCGGATGGTGTTACGCAGTTTCGAGCCCGTTTGCTGGTACTCAATATGCGCCTCGCTTTCGAATTGCTTTACGAAAGCGTCATTGATATCGGGAGCTGCCATGCTGCCCTCCAAAGTTGAGACACAAGGTTCAATCCGGGTGTCGTCAGTCAGAGAGGGTGGGTATCCAAGAAGGGCCACCCATCAGCATCGGGCCGGTACAATAATAAAGTAGACCGCCGTTTTACCGACGGTCTACTCACAAGCGGCGGTGAGGTTAAGGAGAGGACGCGAGCCGCTTGAATCCATCTGCAATCTTGTTTTCAAGATCAACTCGCTCTGCGCCCATGGTCATCTGCCGCGCCTGACGCTGCATATCCTGAAGCTCGGCATAAGACAGTGGGCCATCCGGCGTTGCATCTTCCGTAACCATCGAAGGATCGCGGGTCATTTTGATCATCTGCTCCAACGCCATAACCGTGTCCGCGTTTGATGCAGCCAATGTAATTGCGTTATATCCTTCCGGACTGAGATGACGGCCAGCCCACATATCAAGGCGATCCAGACGCGCTTGTGCATTTTCGCCGAGTTTTTCAAGTTCGGCATTCCTGTTCGGCATCATCGCCAGTTCATTCTGCACATAGAAAGTCGTGGCTTCGTTAAACTGTTCAGGCGTGAGCCCGATCTTGTGTGACCATTCCTGCCATGCAGTAAATGTCGGATCATCCGTTTTGAAAGAAAACTCTGAACCTTCCGGCACCAACCCCTCTGGTGGTTTATAGACATAATCAACCGGCTTTTCAGGGACAGCCTTACGACGTTCTGCCTCATAGGCGTCAATCAGTTTGTCTCGCTCGACTTCGGGTCTTTCGCCAAGTTTGGCTTGTAGTTCCTTGTACCCGGTTTCGAGCGAGGCAACGTCTTTGTATTTACCCGCAAGAAGTGATTCCCCGACAGGCTCCGGAGCACCCTCCGGCGCTGGTGCAGCCTCTTGTTCTTCCGCGACATCAGCCGCTTGAGCTTCTTCGGCCATTTGCTTTTTCCCTTTGTCCTTGTTCTACACGCTTGTCGATCAAATGAACCAGATAGCGTTGACCCTCTAGATGAAGCAGCGCATTAGGTTCACATTGCGATGGCGCCAGGACAGCGTTGACAGTTACAGAACGCAAATAATCAAGAGCTTCTCTGCCGCCGCCATCACTGAAGATTGCCGCAAAGATACTGTTCAGGCGCGATTCCTCATCATCGCCCCTGTTAAATCCGTCCAATGTCGCTACGGGTTTCCCGCGCCGTAGCCGATCCCATCCGGCATTCATGGTAAGAGTGCTCTAATCCCCTGTACTGGATCTATTCCCGATTGCGCGGCTTGCGCCATCATCTCACCCGTCTGGCTTGCCATTTGCTGCTGGCTTTCAGGTGAGCGTAGTAATGTACTTGATACTTCGTACCATTCGGCCAGCTGCTCGGCGAAGGCTTGAGAGTCGATAACGCCTTGAACTGCTTGTGGCCCAAACAACTGACCAATCATCGTCGCAAAATTAACGTGTTGAGCGATGTCTTCATTGCGCTGCGCCCGCGAAAGCGGTGACGTCGGTACAATTTTTAACTCGCGTCCGTTAGGAAGCGCCGGCAGATCAAGCCGTCCCTGACGGGTCAGCAAGAAAACAACGCGCTGGATTACCGGATCGACAAACTCCGAACGCAAGCGCCCATAAGTCGAGCCCAACTGACGCGACATCTCGGCCATACGTTCGGCGACTTCCGTTGCACTGATCGGCGTTCCCTCACGTCGGCCAAGAGTTTCGTTATAGAGCGCCTTGTTAATGTTATGACGCATATCGCTCAGGATCAGTTGCGCCACATCAAAGTTCCCCGGCGATGCCAAAGGCTCAAGGCCGCGGCTGTTAATTGAGCGCGGGATGACCGCGCCGGGAACCAGGCGCACGTTAGATGGGTTGATCACACCGTCATCATCAGCCTGCCACACACCGGTAATCGCCATCTCGGCATTTTCGAGAATCAACTGCACAACGAGATTAACAGTTTTGATCGCAGCGAGTGCATTATAGGCAGGGCCGCGCCCCCAAACCTCTCCGGGGTTTTTCGCCCAGCGGAAATTGATCCACGGTGACGACCCTAAACCTGTCCATGAAGTTTCAAATAAAACGTGCTCGTCATCGAGCGCAATAACAATATGATTGTATTTTTCCTGGCCCATATCAGACCAGTCACGCATGGTTGCTTCCAACAGCTTGCAGCGTTTCTGCGGCTTGTTGTTATAAATGTCCTGCATCCGGTTACTCATGGAAGCCTTCGGCCAGATAATCGGGATATCACCCGCTTTGGGGCTACGGACACGGAACTGCGCGTCGATCCGATCAAAGGGACCAGCTTCGAGGTAGACTTCAGACAATGGAACGGCATGAAACTTCAACGGCTCAATCAGCTCGCCGTCTTCAATGACCATATTGCCCGTGCCAACAGAGCCATCAAGGAAGGCTTCATGGGCTTCCTGTTGGAAGTTAGAGCTTTCAATAACGTCAAAGATTTCTTCTGTTGAATTGTCGAGACTTTCCTGAACGGCGGCAAGTTCATCTTCGTCCAGAAAACTTTTCATCGACGGCGCTGGTGTTAGCCGAGCCCACTTAACATTGTTTGGTGTAATGCCCTGTACCATGCGGGAGGCAAATTCCTGTACGCCCACCACGGCAGTCTCGTCAAAGATAAGATCATCGCGGCGATCCCCCCGTGTCGTCTGCTTCAGGGAATCACGCCCCGGCATGGTATAATCAAAGATATCCTGCCAGACATTTTCCCAGTGATCGCGGATACCTTTTGCCGCCTTGTAACGGCTTATGACCATCTTGGGATTAGCCACCAAGCGTATCCTTCATCTCGTCATCGGGATAACCGCCAGTGCCCGCCGTCAACAACGATGCACGACCACGCATTCGGCGCTTACGCGCCTCTTTTTCCTCAGTCTCGCGTGCTTCAAGATCGGCCTTTTGTTGAGCGGCACGTTCCTGTTCTTCTTTACGCAAGCGAATGAGCTCAGGATCGGGAGGCGGGGGCTTCGGTGGATCCGGCGGGTCGAAGATTCCCATGATCATCTCCATCTAAGTATTTGTCGAAAATAACATCAGCGCCGCGTTTTAATAACTCACAGGCGAGTTGGTGCGGCGTCAGCACAAACGGAGCATCGATGCCAAGCAGCTGCTTTGCCCAGGTGACGCAGTAAAGCGGCATTCGCGGCCTCGAATTTTTTTCCAAAGCCTGAGTGTCAATCGCCAAAAGCACACCTTCCTCACGAAACTTGTGTAAAATACCGTCAACGTCCTCGCCCCGGTACAATTCAACGTACAATCGCCGCGATGACCACTCGACAAACAGCCATACATCGAAGTCGAGGTCATAGCGCATCATGCAGACATGGCGAAAATGCGGGCGGGTAAGCCAGCGCCAGAGCCAAGGCAGCTCGGCGTCCAAAAAACCTACATACCAGCGTTCAATCGGTGGGATCGCTTCCTCCTGTTGAAGACATTGAAGTTGCGATCCGCCTGAAAGACGGTGAACGCCTTGTCACCACCAAGAACCCGCTTACCTTCCCCGGCGCCCAGCATCATGTATTGCAGCGCGTCATGGACATGGGAGTATTTGTTCTTGCTCGGCGTCAGTTCATACTTGGCTTCGCCTGATGTCTGCATACGGCGGTAATGGTAGCCGTTTATAAAGCCTTTCTTCAGCTGCAAGCAGCTCGGGTCGAGAAGAAACCCGGCCTTGCCGTCAACCATGCGGTTTAACGTACCGGTAACGGACTCAATCCGCATGACCGGGTCGTTACTTGGGGCAGGAAACGCATTAATCCCATTTGCCCTGAGTATCTGGAACGGCGTTGTCTCATCGGTCTGTGCACGCTGGTCGCCAGCCGGATCGCCGTAGATATGCAGCTGATGGGTCGGGAAATGACGCAGGATTTCGGCGCGAAGCACTTCTGCAAAGCGCGCAGCGCCCATATCGGCGGTGACAATCTCGCGTAACAGCACCCAACGGCCATCAGAAAGGCGTTGACCGAAGGTTGCCGCCGGCGTCAGACCGAAATCAATGCCGATATACACCGGTAACTTGTCGGATATGATCAGAGGATCGTGGGAAACGTGGTTTTCTGGTGAGAATGTGGGATAAACCGGCTTGCCATCGTCCAAAGAACCCAGCCGGTTCATTACATAGACGTCGATCCAGCTCTTGGTTTTGCCCGTGATCGTCGTTTTGTAGTAGGTGCTATGCAAATTCTCGACGTTTTCGGCTTTTGGATTGGGAATATAGCCGGTGACATCACCACTTTTTGCATCTTTTTCCTCAAGCATCCCTGATGGCTGCGTATAAAACGTCCAATTCTCGGGCAGTTGAAGCATCAAAGCCTCCTCTGCCGTAATAAATTCGGGCAGGGGAGCCTCAGACGACATGATCGGCCACCAATGATCATCGTCCGGAGCGTTGGTATCGGCCCAAACCCCGTACCAGGTGGGCCCGCCCACAGCCATGGACGGGTAGCGGCCGCACCGCATTGTCAATCCGTCCACAATAGTCTTACTGACCTCACGCGCTTCGTTAATAAAGCCACCCGTAAGTTCAAGGGATAGCAATTTCCGCACTTCTTCCGGTCTGTCGAGGGCAAGGAAGATGACTTCACAGTCAATGTCAGCAACACGGATATGATGCGTATAAGGGGGCGACCAATTAAAGCGTCCGAATTGGTCTTCAGGGAACCAATCCAACCAGGTCTTGATTGTCGTCGTCTTCAGCTGCGGATTGGTGTTTCTGATAACCGCAAAGCGGGTGTAGCGTTTACCGTCAGGTGCGGGCTCCTGTGCCATAGCGCGGCGAAATATCTCAACACTGCACGCAACACTCTTACCGCTGCCCACAGGGCCGCGTATGCCCCGAAAGAAGCTGTCATCACGCATAAACTCGCGCAATGTCTCCCCGTTCGGCTTGTATACGCGGTCTATGACACGACGCCCTTATCGACGGCGATCTTAATCCGCTGCTCACGCACCCTTGGCCCCATGCTTTCGATCCACTTGTCGACTTCATGTAAAGGCAGGGGCTCATACTTCTTGGAAGCGCGGTTCATGTGAACCTTATGCACGCGCTGGCAGACCTCACGCAGACGTTGCAAATCCTCAAACTTGAGATCAGAGCAGAAGCTCATTTTTTCTTAGTTTGCGGCTTAATTTTTTTCATACCCGACTTGGGGGGACGGCCGCGCTTGCTGCCATAAGTACCTTTTCCACTCGGCATAGCTATTTTCCTCTCTTGATCTTCTTCTTGTTCACGCGCCGGACTTGTTCCGGCTCATTTCTTCTTTTTGGCGCGGGAGGCGGGTTTCTTTGCGGCGGGCTTTGCGGGGGCGGCTTCTGGAACAGGCGCCACAGCTTCACGAGTTTGGCTTTCAGCAACGATAAAATCACGTTTGATGTCCCCCAAGGTCTTTTCAATGGAATCCAGAGCACTACTTACGGAAGCCAGTCGCGGATCGTCGTCCATACGGCGGTGGAACCCACGCGATAGCCGACCCATGCGCTTCTTCAAGTTCGATGCGTCCAATTTTTTTCTCCAACCGGGCGGCCGACAGAACCCAAAAGAGCCCTGCCGACCAAGTAAGGTACAAGTCTATGGGGCACCACGCCCCACAGACAAAATCTAACAGAAGGAAAAGAACGGAAAACTCACAGCAACAGCAGAACTGAAGCCTGTACGCAGCTGCTCAAGATGAGTATAATAAACCCGCTAAATGTAACTTGGAAAAAGTTGGTGACGCGTTTGCACCGCCATATTCGGAAGCCTGGCCTCGGTCGGGCTTTCGTTTTTTTTGTGCGGACCTTTTTTCGGGAATTATACACGGAGGGGACATATGGCGAGGTAATCAGGCTGTTTTAAACCCCCCCTGTCCCACTGAGGTAGTAGTACTGACGGGCGCGAGTGACGGACACACGGACAGACAGCACCTATCTTTCTTGCTGGCTAGCCGAGATCAATCACGAACCTCACGTCACTCTGTATCTGCGCGTGTAGTCTGTCCGGTGGCTTGAAGCCTCCTCGATCAAGGATCGAGTCACTCGCTTGGAGGCGCACGTACTCAGACTTGGCAGACCTACTCAGCGCATCCAGTTGTAGCATGGCCTGAGCACTACCACGCAAAAGCCTTGAACGTATCCCTTCTGCCATCTGCTTCTCAACTTGAGGAAGATGCACGATACGACTTACGGAATTACGCGGTATGTCCAAGGCTTTAGCAGTCTCCGTCACTGTATCACCAGTCTGAAGTACATGCTCGAGGACACGTGTTTGCATAGCCGTCAGGCGTCTGTTCTCTGGCGCGACGGGTAACGGCTTGTGTTTGGGGTGGTGCGTGACCATGGATCTCTGTCCTTGCTTCTGTCGCGCCCCTAGTTAGGTAGGTGCCATTGAAAGGCAGCACTGTCAACTCACATAAATGTCCACTCCGGATACCTCAATTTCGTCCAATCCGGCAGAAACCCTGCGGCCACACCCCGTTTGACGCCGTCGAGAAACTTCATTATGTCGGCTGATACAGCAATTTTCTGCTGACCCGGCATCTTGGCCGCCGGTGTCCAGCCGCTCACCTTGCAGGCATGGCCAGGACATTTCTGTGAAGCTCTGCGAAGCATCCCTCTCCTCGTCACGTTCGGCCACTGAAGCTCAATGGCTATCATCGACTAAACCAATCCAGCGCAGTTCTCTCGGACATCCTTCAGCCTATAATGCACTCAGCGATGCCCTCATCCTGAACAGTCAGAAGCACTCAGGGGGCGCACGCTCCGCAGATGTTACGTCTGGCTTGTAGCCAGCCCGAGCCACTCTTGATCGCCACTACCGCTAGCGGAGAAGTTCCAGGGGTTCCTTCGCCAGACACGAAGTAGTTCCGCTGTTTCCCACGTTGCGAGGACTCCGAACGCGATCACAGATCCCCCATCCAATGCAAATCAACCCCGTTGGGGTCGCTCATCGGAGATGACCGAGATTTGCATTCGCTGTGTGCCGGTGATCCGCGGGAGTCCTTACGCAACATTGTAAACAAGGAACTACTAATCATGTCTAACAAAGTAACGGAACTTCTTACCGCCATCGGCAGCACCGACCAAGAGTGGGTGCTGTCTCAAACCATCCGCAACATCTGCTACGGTACGCACAATGATACTCAGTATCAGGATAAGGTCATCGCAGATTGCACGGCTGAAGTGAAACCGATCCTCGAAAACTTCGCCGGATCGGAAGTCGATGAAAAAGCCATGTATGACCTTCAGATGAAAGCCGAACGCGCCGAGGAACAGAAGGTCTACTTCGCAGAGCTTCACGTCCTGGCCAAAGCCGCCTACAAGGAACTGACCGGCTCTGATTGGACACCGACAGCCAAGAAATCTCGGGTCAGCAAGAAGAAAATCACCGCATCAGCCGACGCTTGGAAGCAACGCCTCGCCGGCTAAGACAAACAGGGAGTGGCCTTCGGGTCACTCCTTTTTTTGTACTCATCTCGGCATCAACCTCGAGCCGGTGCTTCGCACCTTGCTCGATGTGGGATAGCCCGAACAACCAGAAAAAGGGCCAGCAACAATGGCAAATACTCTAGGACAAACCGTGGAATCATTGCGCGAACAATTACAAAGTCAGATCGAAAGACTGACCAATGATAACGCAGCTCTCTATAACGACCTGCATGATTACCTCCGCACCATCAAGGAACTGCGTGAAGAACTGCAAGGTGCAACGCAACGAATTCAATACCACCTCCGCAACATCAAGGAACTGCGGAAGCAAGTGCGAACTCTCAAACATGAGAACGCCAAGCTCAAAGAGATGGTCAAAGGTGAGCACGTATACTGGAACGAGGCTGAAGCTGAAGCTGCCGCACTTGAGTCCGGCAAGCTCGCCGCCAAAGGTTTCCGAAGTGAGTTGCAGAAACTCGCCGACAAGTTCAACAGCTAAACATTACTTCTCCTCCTAGAAAACTCGGGCGGTCTATCGCAGGCCGCCCTTTTTTTGTGACGACCTGGCCCCGGCCAGCCGGACCCACCAGAAAAGTGGCCGACAATTAAGGAGAGAAAACGATGGAAGATATCGTAACCGATAAATTGACCGACGCTTATATATTGCGTGAGCAAATCCAACAAAAGTTGGATGTCTACACATGCTCACTTGATCAGGCTAATGCTGAGATCAACAGGCTCGAAGCACTCGCTGGCGCCGACGATTTTATGTGTGCCTATCTTCGGCGGATCACTCAGGCAGCCTGATAAAAAAGAGGGCAGTCCCGCGCCGGGATGCCCCCTTTACCCTAACAGCAGATTGTAGCGCAACATTGCTGCAAGAAGCCGTCAGATTACACGGCCCTGTGAGTTTCAGTCAATTCCTATTCGTCGCACGGTAACTGCGCCCCCTCCGTGGGTGAGGGGCGCAGATTACCGTCCGCCTCTCCATCAAAAGGAAGGGAGTACAAATGAACGACAATATAGATCCTAAACAAATCCAGTACATCGAAGGGCCATCACCAAGTGGCAAGGTGTACGTGGCTTTGTATGGCAAGGACCATCAAACAAGAGAGGCTCTTGCCCGCCGCTTCCGTCCCTTATGGGGCGACTCCATCATCCTCTCAAAAGAGATCGCTATGGATTTCTTCTATGAAATCACAGCGCCCATGCGAGATGACAAACATGCCGGATGAGTACGACTACGAACCGGAAGACACCGCAGAGTACGACTACCACCAGTCACAAGAAGAAGAACTCTGCATCGATGCCAAACGTGACGGGCAAAAAGCCTTTCGAGACTTCTACTTCAAGGGCATCCAAGCAAAGAACCCGCACCCGCCAGGGTGCAGTGAATACCGATGGTTCTGGAAGGGGTACAACCATGAATGCAACGAACCAGCTGTTCGAATCTATCAGAGATACTTTGATAAAGCGTCTTGAAACAGCACGTGATTCCAAAACACCACTACCTATCTGGCGCAAGCCATGGACCGAGCTGTTCCCTAAAAATATTTTAACCGGCGAGACATATTCCGGTTTTAATATCCTCGCCTTTACATTTGCCTCCGAAGTTCGTGAATACACCAGTCCATATTTCATCACCTATAAACAGTGCGCTCTTTATAATCAAAAGCATGGCACCGATCTCCATGTGCGTAAGGGTGAGAAGCACATCAAAGGTGTGAGATACGGAGACAAATGGATACCCAAAGACTGGGAACATATCGGCGGCGGGCAGTATCAGTCCGCACGGCACGGTGATATCAAGTCCGAGCAACACGTGACACAATCATGGGCGAAGATCATTCAGGTCTTCAACGCCGAACAGATTGAGAATTGTCCGGCCGAGTTCCTGCCTACCGCTATCCAAACCGTACCTCAATACGACGAGATACAATCGTTCGTTGATAAGACACGCGCCAACATCCGACCCGCAGCGAGTGCGTTCTTCACACCGACGCTCGACCAGATCGGCATGCCGCCGCTGCACCTGTTCAACAGCGAAGATGACTATTGGGCCACGCTCTTGCATGAACTGGTCCACTGGACCGGCCATGAAGCACGCCTAGAACGCGATTTAAAGGGGCGTGCAGGCTCAATCGCCTACTCGAAGGAGGAATTGGTAGCTGAAGTGGGAAGCGCTTTTCTCTGTGGATATTTTGGATTGACTGCTGAGTTACAACACGCCTCTTACATTGATAACTACATTCAAATTTTGAAGAACGATCTCTCCGCTGTCCGATGGGCAGCCACACGCGCCACTGATGCTTTCAATTATTTACACGACTCGATCACCGAAGCCGATCGTGTCGCTGCATGATTACACGGTTCATATCTGACACCTACTCCCTCGTCTATGATCACCAAACAGGCCGCCTTCTGACACCGGAAGGCAAGCTCAATGACTATGGGTTTCAATCCTTCTGGCAAGTCATGCTGGCGTGTCGCCAGGACTGCATCAAGAAGGGCATCACATACACCATCTCTCAAGTCCCAAAGGAGGACACCAATGCAGACCACAACACTGTCGCTGTCTAAGATCAAACCATCGAGGACAAACCCCCGCAACATCGGAGCGGGCAAGGATGCCGACGCCGAGCTGGTTGCCAGCATCAAAGCCATCGGCATAAAGCAACCACCGACCGTCGTAAAAAACTGTGACGGTTATGATATCGTCGCCGGTCATCGCCGTGTCGCTGCGGCGCTGCGCGCCGGACTCAAACAAATCCCCGTCATCATCAGCGATGGCAAAGATGATCGTGTCTGGGCTGTGGCCGAGAACATGGTGCGCGCACCGCTGCACCCTGTCGACGCGTTCAAAGCCTTCCGTGATCTCTGCCATGCCGGTACGTCAATCGAAGACATTGCCTTACAGTTCGGCGTTAGCATACGTGTTGTTCAACAGCGCCTGGCACTCGGCAATCTGCACGACAAAATTCTCAAGGCTTATGAGAAAGATGAGATCACTCTGCAAACGTGCATGGCGTACACCCTCGCTGACAAGACAAAGCAACTCCAAATGTTCAACGCCGGCAACAGAGACCCATGGACGATCCGACGTGAACTCAATGACAAGTACATCCATATGCGGCACGCCGAGTTCGATCCCAAGCTTTATGATGGACCGATCATCAATGATCTGTTTGGTGAGGATGTCATGGCTACCGATCGTCAAAAGTTCTTGGACTTGCAGATGACATGGATCAAGGATGAAGCAGCGAAGCTGATGCGGAAAAAGTACAAGCCTCTGTTCGTTCACATCGCAGACAAACGATTAGCATATGATGCTGTTCTTGAAATCGACGGCAAAAAATATCGCCGTGATCTATGGGGTGACATCGAAGGCAAAGAACAATCCGAATATGGGATTGTCATGGCCCTGGAAAATGATGGTCGTGTCGTTATCGATAATGGCTGGAGCCTGTGTTCTAAAAAGACCAAAGCCTTACCATCGTCTGAACCCGAACTGGAATCGGATGACCCGGCAAAGCTAACCAAGAAACAGCATGAGTATTATGCCAAGTCCGTCATCAATGCCTTCGCCAAGCAAGCCACACTCGAAGACGTCATCACATTCATGATACGGGCACGCGCTGTAACATCCACCGACTTTGATCTCACAGATCCGGCACAAAGACTGGGCGCGCTCAAGCATATTGCTATTCAATACGCTGATAATAAAACAGCTGACCGCTACCTGATGGACACCATTGCCAACAGCGATATAGACATTGCAAAAGAAACTCCGTGGACGCAGGAATTTCTTAACGGATACAAGACGCCGCAGCTAGAGAAGCTCGCAAAGAAACTCAAGGTCCGTGATCTGGATAAGCTTGCTCCGAAGGGCACAAAATTTCTGAAGGTGGTGGCTATCCAAAAAGCGTTGGAACAACAGGCTGAGTGGCTTCCATTCTCCCCCGCATCACCCGCAAACGAGAAAGTGCAATCTTCCGCTGCCAAAAAACGCTACTTATAGCGTCCCGGATTTCGCTGGGTTTGGGGAACCACTTCGATGTTCGTCGGATCGTGCGGAACGTATCGATGATGATGTCCAAAGGTAAGTCTTCAATAACTTCCAGATAAAACTCCACCGTGCGGCGCCAGTTGTCCGGCATACCATACAATTCCAGCGTGTGTTCCATGACCGCTGCGCCTTCACGTGGATCGGCCGGTTCCATCAAGATCGTCAGCTGCTTCTCTGTTCTGTCGATCACCGCCAAGGGTACGGGTATCTCCTGATTGTCACTAATTCTCCATTCGACTAGCCAAAGCGGCGGTGATTGCAGACTGCCTTTCTTCGCGGACGTCGCTGCCTCGCTTAAAACCTCCGCTTTTTTTGGCATTGAACTTGATGTGATTTCTGATCCAGTTTTTGAAGGCGAGTTGCCAGTTGACTTTGGTGGCAGAGCTACCTCCCTTGGACCACCAATAATCTTTGAAGTGTTCGAGTTCTTTGAGCGTTGTGTCTTCTCCGACTTCATCGATGGCCCAGCTGTGGGTGTCGGAAGACAATCGGAAATTTGTCGGCAACCTTTTGGCGCGGTCATTATTCGTGTCCTTGTAGTCAGAAATTTTTATGACATCAGATGATGTTGCTTCCATCCAATGATGATCGGGGAACCGGTACTGATT